GTGCCCGTGGTTACGGGCTGTTTTCCCTTTCCTCCGCCATGACGCGCAGGGCTTCGCCTTCCAGCACCTGCAGGTCAGGAAAGATTTCAGCGAGCTTCTTTTTCTTGATTGCGAGGAAACCGGCGACGTCGCGAATGCAGTTGTAATCGAGACCGATCGGGCCACCGGTGCCGACCCGCCACTGCGTGGACATTCGGTTGAACAGGAGGAAGGCCGGCCAGTTGCATGGCCAGACCTCTACATCGTCACCCGACAAATCGGCAGCCGTCAGCCCAAGGATTGCCAACTGCTCAGCAGATGGTCCGCTTTCGTACAACGCCGCGGCCGCCGCCCTCAGTTTCCCAAGCGGGCCTGATTGAATGCGCTCTGGTAGGCATTCACTACCGCTTCGGCAGTACCTTGGCATGACTTCACAAGGGCGAGGATGCTCTTGTCGTCGAACTTGTCATCGAAGCCCCAGCCCGCGACCAGATCCTTGATCTGCTGCACCTGATACTCGGTTTCGGCAGCAACGACATCCGACAATGTGGTGCCTTCCCCGAATCCCTCGCGCATTTCCTTCGCCTTCAGGTTCCATTCGTCGAACAGCGCGGCGAGTGCCGGGCGATCGCGATACTTGAAGGTGAACTCGATTGCCTCGGGTTCACACCCGACAACGGGTATGTGCACAAGAGCCTTGAACGTAGGGTTCTGAGCGATCCTGATCTTTGCCATGGGAATTCCTTATGCGCCGGCCAGGTAACGGAGCGAGCGAGCAGAAAGCCCGATGCTGATGGTGCGCGTCATGACGTTGTTGCGCTCCATCGTTGGATCGGGAGTGATGCTCACATAACCCGGATAGAGGATCTGATCGCCATTGCGCAACTTCATGCGCACGACGGCCAGCTCTTTGGTGTCGTCGAAGCCTTCGACAGTCTCGACGTATTGCGCGGTCGGCTGATCTTCCACCACGATGGTAATCGTGGTTGGGTTGCGGTTGGTTGGAAACTGCTTGTCGTCGTCATCTTCCAGGTAACCGACAGTTTGATATTGCTGCTCGCCGCCGGAGGATGTGAAAGAAGTGACTTTCGAGATCTGCGTCCATCCGGATACCGGGATCACTGAGCCAGAACCAGCACCGGCAGTGAATTTGTCGGTGTTGGTGGTATTGAGACCGGCCAACGCAAAAGCATCGGCGGTGACGCCGGACGCCTTTACTGCGCGGTCATTGATCAGCGCCCAACCGGAGTTGATCAGCAAAACGTCGCCGTTTTCAATGTCGTGCCCCACAGACGCAGCAATCGGCGGTTTCGCATTGGTCAAAGCAGTGAAAGCGACGGCGGATCCCATAACGCTGGCGATCTCCAGCACAGCGCCGTTCGGCAGCGGGAAGCGTGCGGCCATGGTGTATTTCCTCTTGAGTGCCCGCCTGACGGCGGTAGGTTATGCCCCGGCGGGCGATTGGTCTGCGACACCTGCATAGGTGAAGCTGGCCGGGACCGTATAGGTCGCCGACTCAGTGATGGTTGGCCCTTGATCTACTGGCTCAGTGATGAGGCCATCGAACCCGTTGCGGGCCAGTGGCGTGTCTACTCGAAAGAGCTGTGTCAGCTCTTCAACAAGCGTCTCTGCGGTAGCCATGGCCTGAGCAGATGGACAGACGATGCTGATCTGATAAACGCCGGTGTACTCGTAGGCGTCCCCGCCGAGATACCGACAGGTAGTGCTGGCTGGAAGCTGAAAGGCCCGGAGATAGGTTTCAGATGGATTTGGCGTGAAAGGCTGATTTGAGTAGGCCACTCGTATTGGACGCGCAGCCGACCATGCGGCCAGCTTCGTTTCGATGGCCTGACGGGCGCGTGCGTGACTCATACCTGATTGTTCCTGATGGCCTCCTGCACGATCTGCTGGAAGCGGGCCACGGTTACCCGAACCATTCCGCCGGGGGCCTGAGTGGAATGGCCGAACTCCAGAGGAATCGCGTAGGGCAAGTTGTTAATGATGTAGGCCATCTGGCCGGCGGTGAAGTCGCTCATTGCCGCGACCAGCGCGGCGGTAGTTTCGGCGCCGCTCGGGTCAACCTCGTCGAAGGTGACGCTTTCGACCACACCGAGGGAAATGTGCCAGTTCGCGCGGAACCGGCCGCCGACGTAGCCTTCAGGCGCCTTGATGTCCATACCGTCGTTGAGCTTGCGGCCTTTCTTGAGCCTGCCGCCCTTGGTGAGGTTGGCTGGATCACTGCGCAGCGCGCTGTTGTGATCGTCGACGGCCTTGTTGTACTGGGTTGCTACAGCGTTCTGCGCCCAGATCTCCGGGTTGCCCACTGGAGACATGCGGATCAGGCTGCTGCCGACCTCGATGATGATCTCGCGCACACTGGCGTCGATGGCTTCGCGGGTCTGGGCCGCAAACTCTGCGAGGCTCAGGGCGAAGCTGCCGGATTGACCGGCGCCCGTCCGGCTCATGACCTCACCTGCAATTCGTAGAGAATCGGCGTGCTGGCCGGGTTGATTTCTTTCAAGGGAGGGACGATTGACCAGGTGCGACCTTGAACAACGACCTTGTTCAGTAACTCAGGCACCCACTCCAGCCCCTGCGCGGCGATCTTGAGCTTTTTGTCGCCCTGCTTGATGAGGCTGTTGTTCTGAAATTCCTGACCAGTGAAATCGAGCAGGATGCCTTGGGCGGTCTGCTCCATGGTGGCGCCCGGTGAATCCCCACCTGTTTCAGGATCGTACTCGCCCGGCTCCGTCTTGCTGATGGTCACGGGTTGGCCGAACTCTGTGATCATCTCCAGAGCCATCACGGCCATTTCGTCATAGAAGGCCATGTCCCACCTCCAAAAAAAGAAAAACCCGCCGAAGCGGGTCTATTTAAGCCAGTTTTTTATCAGGCCGTGCCCAGCGTTACCTTGGCAAAACCACGGCGCTTAAGCTCCTCAAGAATCTCTTCGACGGTTGCACCCGTCAGACTGACTGCATCTTCAAAGTCATCTATAACCTCTGCCGATGGCGCTACCAGCTCAGAGTGAGGAAAGAGAATCTTATTCAGTTTAAGCCAGCTATCTGGTTCTGGTACGTGGACGCGGCGCTCATACAAACCAACCATTCCTTCAAAGAAGCCTGCTGCCAGCGACAGTTCTTTTTGAGTCATGTTGGCAGCCTTGCGTGCGGAGCGCAGGCTTTCGGTGAAATTCTTTGCGTTTGGATTAGGGAGCATTTGGTTGAGCCTCTTTAGTGGGTGCGACACGGATCATACCCACTTTTTAGATAGCGTCAACTGTGAATACACTGCCCTTTTTGTGAAAAAACACTAAACACGCACTGCAAAAAACCCTCTTTTCATCAGATAGTCTGCGAATTGCGTTGCGCTTGGTCGATCAGGTGCCGCAGGCAACAGTCGGCCGCTGGTGTTCGGGATCGTTGCGTACTCGCGAGTTACCGCGCCCTCGACACGCTCCAGAGTTACCGCGCCTTTGCGCTTCTCGATCGGGTCAACGTCGTCGGCATGGATCTCGGCAGCGAGCGCCATCTGCCCGTAATGGATTCGCGCAGGCAGGTAGTTGTCGGGCTTGATCTCGTAATCGAGTTCGACTCCGCGGCGCGGCCAGGACAGAGCCTGCTCGCTGTTGAACTTTCGCCCTTTCCACTTCATGCCGTCCATCGCCAGCGAGGCTCGGCGCAGCAGCGCTTCCTGCGCTGGAACCTCCGCCGGGATGGTCACGCCGAACTTCACGGCGTACATGGCCAAGTCCTCGGCGGATGCGTAGCTTTCGGCGTCAGGCTTACTGGTACCGTCCTCAATGATGAGAGTCATGAATCAGCTCGCTGTGGTGTTCTGGATCGGATGCTACGTTACCGGGCACCCGGGTTATTACGCCTGCTGCAGATCAGCAACTGCCTTTTCCAGCGACTCTACAGAAGCGTTCGCCCGATACTGCACTTTGGCAGCGTCGAGCTGCGCTTTGAGGCCTGCGATTTTCTCGGCGTTTTCGTCAGGCTGATTCGCCGCCGCTTTCAGGCGCTCGATCTCGGCGTTCAGCGATTGAACTTCGCCCGCCAAATTATCACGCTCGCCCTCAAGGTTGACGACACCTTCGTGAATGGCCTTGAGTGCATCGAACAGGCGGATAGGTAGCTCGCCGGCGCCAGGGTGTTCCAGTTCAGTCAGACCTTCGGCGGCGGCGATCAGCAACACGATGCCGTCGCGCTCGGCGCGCAGCGTGGCGTTCTCTCGTTCCAGGCCGGCAATGGCGTCAGCGTCACCCGAATCAACCGGTGGGTTGATCAAAGGCTTCAACACCGAGACTTCGACGCCCTGCGCCTCATAGGCGTCGACCACCTTCGGCCAGTCGCCAATCACGACCGCATGGGTCACACCCGCTTCAGGCCGATCAAAGTGCGCTGGATTGCGGTAACGCTTTTCCGGATCGAAGTCCGAGTTCTGAGTGGAGTAAACCAGTTCCATAAAAATCTCCGTAGCGGCCATCGCTGGCCGCTGTCAGGGTCAGTATCAGCCGCCGGCTGGTGGCGTAGTGGTCAGAGTGATCAGCACGCCAGCAGTCACCTTGTTGCTGTTGGAATGCTTTACCCAGTTCGCAGCCGAACCCACAGCGGCAAGCGTAGGGTTCGCGCCGCCCGCGGTTTCCTTCCAGCTGTAGCCGAGAACATCGATGTTGACGGTGCCTTCAGCGCGGTAGCCGATGCCGAGGTTCTCTTCGTCGTTCACCGCGTACGAACGGAAACCAGGCGCCTGAGACTCAGTGATCACCACGGCATTTGGCAGCAGGCCGAAGATCACATCAGCCGGCGCGGTGTCGGTCACCAGCACTGGCTTGCCGAGAGTGCCCGGCAAGCCGCCGTAGATGACGACGCCCGCCTCTTCGTAGACCTTGTTTGCGATCGCCTCGTCGACAATGTCGAAGTAAGCACTGGAGTGCATGACCCACAGCGCGATACGACCGAACTTATCACCGAACTTGCGCATGCCGCGGGTCAGTGTCTTCTTGCCGTCGGTTTCAATGTTGGCCGAAACCACCATGTCAGCGTTGGAGCTGATCGAGGCGCGCAGTGCAGCAGTGGCGTACTGGATGAAACCTTCCAGAGTGGCGTCGGCAACGTCGGCACCAATGATCTGGGAGAACTCATCGACCGGACGACCGCGGCGTTTGAAGGCTTCTTCGGTGGTCTGGTACGGGCCGTACTTCCACGGTGCTTTGACGCCAACGGCTTCACCCGCGCCGATCTTCTTCGCGGTCACCTTACCGGTAGAGTTGACGTCGCGATGCTCCAGCGAGCCGCCGATCTTGTAGAACGAGCGCTTGCGAAAGTCGCCTTCGATCAGCTCGTTGTCGAGGACGATCGCGCCATTGGACGATGCGTTGAACACATCGAGGTTGTCCTGGACACGCTCCAGGTATGCGGTTTGCGCCTCATCGTTGTAGATGATCAGGTCGCTGTTCACAGTCGTTGCCATGGGTGAATCCCCTTACTTGGGCAGTTGCAGGTATGCGGTTTGGCCGTGCTTGCGCTGGTAATCGCGCTTTTGCTCGGCAGTCATTTCGGAGCGCTTGAATGCAGCCTGGCCGCCACCCCCGCCCGGGGCTTGTGTGCCTGAGGCCCTTGGCCACAGATGAGGTGCGCTTTCGCGCAGTGATTCCGCCCATTCGAGCGGAGTCAGAGGGGTCTTGCCGTCTTTGCCGAGGACGACCTGGCCGGATTCATCAACGGCGACCGCTTCCCCCTCCTCGTTCAGCGAGAACACGCCTTTGGCGCGTAGGATGATGTCGTCGGTTGCTTCCGGCAGTGCGCCGGCTTTCAAAGCTGCGCCGCGAACCGAATCGCCCAGGACTTTGCCCTGGAACTTCGCGGCGAATGCTTCGGCCTTCTCGGCGCGCGCTGTGACGGTCTTCAACTGCTTGTCGTAGTCGCCACGCAGGCGCTCGGTGCGGCGGTTGAATACCTCGTCCACCTTGCCCTCAGTCAGCAGCTTGGTTTCCTCGTCTTGGCCGGCCCGGCTGAGCAGGCCTTTGACGGCGTCGATATCGATGCCTTCGAATTGCGTCTCGAACTGGTTCAGCTTCGTGGTGGCGTCTTTCAGCTTGCCGTGAAGCTCGGAGTTTTTACCCTTCAACCCAGCAACAGAGGTCTCAACGGCAGTCGCGATAGCGGCCTTGATTGCCGGATTGTCCAGATCGATTTCGTTTTCTTCTGCCACGTTGATGCACCCTTGAGTTTGTGGCGCCCGTTTCGCAGGCATAAAAAAACCCGCAAAAGCGGGTTATTCTGAAAAATAAAAAACCTAGTAAGTCAGAATTTCGATTAGTTGCAGTTCTTTCTTCCCGTATGGCGCCGACCACAATGAGTTAGAAGCGACGTCCAAGATCCAAAGCCACGGATTTGGATTGCTCACTGAGTTACTCTTACGACCGCTATTTACTTTCTTCGCGACAAACTCTACCCACTCATTAAAACTGTTTTCTCGAATATCGCAAATAACCCCGATTGTTTTAGATAAATCGCCTGCGCTCATAGCGTCCTTCAAGAGCAAAAGAGCACAATCGATCCTCGTATAGTTACTGCGATTTACTCTGCTAAAAACCGTAAACATCTCTAGACAATTCATCTTGGAGAAGAAACTTTTTCGCAAAGCGGGAGCACGCCTTATTAAAAATACAAAAAAGAGGAAATCGTCACGCCTATTTATATCGAAAGAACCATCGGATGTCAGCAATGCGAGTTGCTCATCAATTTCAGCAACAACAGCCGCATCAGAGAGCTCATACGAAAACTCAAGCGTTCCTTTCCTTTGTTTTCGGAAACGCGTGCATCTTTTTAAACATTCCGTAAGTGATTTCGTTGTTTTCCTAAGCATTCCTTTACCTTCGTCAGCCACATTTCAGGAGGGAAAGCTTAACTTATCGCATTACCAAGAGCATTTTTGACTTTATAAGCCAGCCGAGTGAAATGCTATAGGTTCTAGCTTTTTCATTTGCGCAAGTGAAAGTGGCGCGAAATTGCGATCAAGCTGTAGTTCTGCGAAACGCTCAATGCTCAATCCGCCCTCGCGCAACAGCTTTGCCCGCATCGGCCCGATTGCCACATCCTGAAATGACGCAGGCTGCTGCTGAAGCCAGTGGTAATAGTCGAGGCTTGCACTGACCTGCCCGGCTCCATCTGCGCCCACCGAAGCCCGGGTAGCGCCCTTGGCGAACATCTCGCTGAGCTTGGTAAGCAGGACGAACGTGGTCCGGCAATTCGGGTGAAACGGTGGGCGCGGCCCGGAATCGACCGGAAATCGGCGCTTATCCATCGACCGACACTGCTGGCTGGTCTTGCTGTCCAGCGTGGCGACCATCTCAACCTCGGACACGATGTCGGTGTTGGCCTTGGCCACCTCCATTCGCGCCTGTGACGACACATGCTGAATCGCTGTGTGCACCACCGTGCTGGCATTGCGGCTGGTGGTGGCGAGAATCCCGTCCTTGTACCCGGCTGCCTTGGTGCCGCGAATGTTGCGGATGATCTGGAAGTTCGTCTGCCCTTCGAAGAAACCCTGCCGTATCGTGCCGGTGACGCGCTCGCGCTCGGCACTGGTCCAGCCCTTGATGAACGACTTCAGCAGCTTGCCGCCGCCGGTGCCGCGCACACTGAGGGGATTGGTCAGCACTGCGGTGCGGATAGCCGCTGCCGTTGGCGCGACCACATCCAGCGAGACACCTACCGGCGCTGATCGAGCTAGGCTCGACGCTTCAAACTCAGCCTCGTAGTTGGCGATGTCGATCAGGTCGAGGTCCAGTTGCGCTCTGTAGCGATCAAAGATACCCAGCAGCAGACTGTCGACTTCTTTCAGCAACGCTTCCAGCCGCTTGACGTTGTACTCGGTCAGATCCGACTGGGTGAGCCGATCGCGAATCGAGCGGTCGATCTCCTTCAGGAAGGGAGCGAACTTGCCGACCTCCCCTGCCTTCAGCTTTTCGAGGAAGACCGCGTGCCGAATCGTGGCGTCAAGGATTGCTTGGTTTGCCGCCATCTACTTTGTCCTCGTCGTCCAGGCCCAAGCCGTCACCCTGCTCTGCCAACTCGCCATCGATCTGCTGGTCTGTGCGCTCAGGCGCGATCAGGCCAAGTTTGCGAAGGTAGGCACGCAAATCCGCTTTGGCGAATCCACCGTTCTGCCAGAGTCCAACCAATGCAGTGATCATCTGCGGATCGGCCGTCAGCTCCACGAATTCCTGGTTGATCTGATAGGCGACCTTCGCGTCGTCGACGCCCATGTAGGTGCAGCACCACATGATCGCCCGGGTATAGGCCTCACTGACGTTGGCAACGCAGCCGGCGAGCACCGACGTCGATGCGGACTGATCACCACGTGCTTCGGTCGCCGTCTTGGACGAGAGAGAAGCCACTACCATCCGTGCACCCAGCTCAATCATCATCTGGTTCTTGTCGGCCATCGCCTCCTTGACCAGTGTGTTCGGCAGTGGTTGGGCGTAACCGAAGGTGCCACCTGTTGGCAGCATCATCGGGGCGCGGGAGCCGACGTAAACGCCGTTCTTCTCCATCCAGTCGCGCCACTGTTCATCCAGACCGGAAATCCATGGCTGGGCTTGGCCGCACCAGAAGACGCTGTCCTCGTAGTCGGCGCTGTTCCGGTAGTGGCCCAGGTTGATCATGGCGATATCGTAGAGCGGTGATTCGTCGATGCTCGGATCATTGTTTTGCGCGCCGACGAAGGTGAACGGGATCTCTTTCAGGCGGCCGGCGGCGCCGGTGGGCTTGAACTCCTGAACAACGGCCAGCGGCCCGCCACCTTTCGGCCCGGACCTGCGCCAAACACGACAAACAAAACCATCATCCTCAAGCGCAAGCTCTCGGTATTGCTCGACCACCTTGAAACCAAATCCATCTTCGATCTCCGGCGACTCGCGCAGCACCACCAGGGTCAGTACGCTGTGACCGTTCACCATGCCCGTGCGCCAGTTGATGATGTCCTCTGCGCAGTACGACAGGATCACGGAGTGGCCACCAGTTCCGGCATCTTGATGGTAATCGACGTACAGACCATGCCGTCCAGCCTCAAGCACCTTTTCGAGCGTGCCCTGCGAATGCTGGTAAATGCTCACCCCGGAGCCGTTGGCGTTGTCCTGCAGGTATTCCATTTTCTTCGCAACCGCCAACGTTGGATCTTTGTGAAACGCCAAACCGAGCAAGCCGTTTCGCGTGTGGCCGGTGGCGTTCTTGAACACCGCCCGTTCGCGATAGGCCTTGTTGCGATCAACGTTCTCCGGCGACTTATCGTGAGCATTGATGTAAGGCAGTCGGTCGACAACCCGGTGCTGACCGGCGCAAACGTCGCGAACGGTTGACCAGCGATCCAATACTTCGATGTAGTCCGCCCGCTTGAAGGAAACGTCGTTGCTCATCGGGCGTATCCCATTTTGATAGCGGTGACCGGTTTGATGATCGGGTACTCGCGGTGAATGAAGTAACCGCCGCCGTCGTTGGCGTGGTCGTTTCCTTGGCTCTTGTCCGGCTCGCCGTTGGGTGCCCAGATCTGCTGTTCAAGGCCGTCGGCGTAAGTCGGACAGGTAAACGGATTGACCAGGTAGCGCCGCTCGCCCTGCGCATTGCAGAACATGGCGTTCATGGCGTTGATCCGATCTTTCACCGGTGGGTTGGCCGCCGGCGCGATGACCGTGAAGCCCGCCTGCTTGAGCATGGCGATATCGGTGAGGCTGGCATTGACTGACTTGCGCGAGTCGCCAGAGGCGTCCGGGTAGATCCGGATCTCGCAGGTCTTCTTGTAGTCGTTGCCGGTGTGCTCCCAGTACCGCTCTTTGATGCGACGAATCATGTCCGGCGTGTCGTAGCCATCCATCAACTCGTCAACGGCGCGCGGCAGGCCCTGATCACGTTTGACGTGGGTGATTGCCGCCATCTTGCCGACGTTGAAGTCCATGCCGATGAACAACGGCTCACCGGGCTGCACAGTGTCGAAGCACTGGTTCAGCTTGCGGTCGTAGGCGTGGTAGATCGATCCGGATGTCAGGTTGACGAACTGGCCATTCAGGTACGCGCGAATCAGTTGCTCGGGGTAGGACTCCATCAGCGAGGCGATGTAGTCGTCAGGCAGGTTCAGTTCGTTGTCGAAGGTGCTGGCCTGGATCAGCCCATACATTTCCTTCAGCGCCGGCTTGTCGCGCAACTGCTTCACGAACTGGAGAAAGACGAACTTGAAGCCTTCCGGCGTCGTGGTCACGTCTACGCCGTTCTTCAAGCCCGGCATGTTGTAACGCATCCGAGCAATGATCTTGCGCCAGGCTTGCTGAGCCTTGATCGACGTCAGCACGTCCAGTTCATCGACCAGAGCGTGACCGATCTTGAAGCCGACGATGGTTTGCGGCTTCTCCATCGACCGGCAAATCACAGTGCCGCGATACTGCCGGCCGCTGTAAATGTGAACCTCATGGTTCGCCTGATTGATCTTGGTCTTTAGGCCCCAGTCGTAGGCCACCTCCTCCATCGTGGGATAGAAGATGTCGCGGATCTGCGGGTAAGTCGGTGCGAAGTAACCAGCGTTGACGCCGGGCCACTCCATGAAATGCTTGCTGAGCGCCGAGCATCCGACCCAGGTCTTCCCGGAGCCAAACCCAGCAACGAAAGCGCGAAACTTGTGTGGCAATAGAAGGAACTGCGACTGCGGAACGTTAAGGCTCGGCATTCGACTTCCTCGCGTCCACTACGTCGACCTGGATGCGCGTCGGGATTGCCGGCTCATCGTCAGGTTCATCCTTCCGGTTGCGATTGACGTAGACGTCGCCGACTTCCTTGGCCGCCTGCTCGAGGATCTGCATTGCGAGGCCGATGTTCTTCATCGTCTCGGCCCGCTCGACGAACCGGTTCATGGCGCGCAGTCGGAACGCTCGGTTGGCGATCGGGATCTCTGCCGTCTCCTCGCGGAAGCGCTGGCGGGTGTCGCTGAATAGGGTTTGCCACTTCACCGCCAGCCCCTTGCTGCATGCCTTGGTCGGGTCGTGGCTTTCTACTTGTTGGCGTGTCAGAACCACACCGAATTCGTTCTTGACGGCCTCGGCAACCTGAGACGGTGTGTCAAAGCACGCCAAAGCCTGAACGATGAAGCTCTTCACCTCATTTTTCAGGGCTGCCATAAATATTTTATCCGTCTAGGGCCTGTCTAGAATCAGGCCGACTTGAGCAGACAGGTTCCGCAGGCCCTCGATATGTTCAATTTCCCTACCTCGGCAGGATTTTTTGCAGCATCCACCAGATCTTGAACTGCCAGGCTCGCACCGTAGCGGCGGACAACACCGACGAACTCTTCAACGTCGTGTCCGCGCATCTCAAGCTTGGGCAAGCCGTCCTGGGTGAACTTAGGTGCGCCGTACTGATCCTTCGCCTGAGCGATGTGGTACAGCTCATGCTCGACCAGTGCGCAGAAGTCAGCATCGGAACATTGGGCGCAGTAATCGGCGGCCAAGGTGATGATGTAGCCCGGCACGTCGCCGAACCAATCCAGCATCTGCTGCTCCATCCGCGCCTTCTGCCAACCGCCGGCGCGGAACGCTACCTGCTCGGCCTGGCCTACCACCGTCCGACCTTTCTTCGTGAAGGCAGCAGAAGCCCACATGACTCTCACATCCGCATCGATCAGATGGGCATGGTCTTCGTTGTGGATGCTGCCGGTGTCGGCAAGGATCTCTTGCTCAAGCCATTCCCAGACCTCGGGGGCTGGAGTCAAGCGGATGCCGAAGTCGGGCAGCTCGGTCAATTCAAGCAATGACGTCGGAGGGTGCGGCCTGTCCATGTGTCCCCCCCGAGATTTGAACGTCAATGGTAAGCCGCTATCAGTGAAGATGAATTCAGAGAAATTCTACTCTTCAAGAACCTTCATAAAAATTAGCTCCGGATCACCAGGATCAAGATTCTCAACTATGCCGCTAGATTGGTATCCAAGCTGCGCGAGCAATTCCCGCATGGGTGTGTTGGACATGTTGGTTGAAGTGAAGATCTTTTTGGCAGAGGAACAATTCTCTAAGTGAGCAACGATCTTCCTACCTATTCCGCATCGTCTGTGTGCATTCGAGACGACTACGAGCGGAACAAACCACTCACCGAAAAAACTTTTATCCAAGCATCCGTAACCGACTGGGACAGCGGGATCGTCCGAATCACAAGCGACCCAACATTCGCTATTGCTTATTGCCCTAGCGATTTGCGTCCGACGACCATGGTCGTTTTCCGCTAAAGGATCCACACGCACCAACCATTTGAAGTCGGTTAGAACAGCCTGTCTAATTTGCCAACTCATGATCGCAATCCCTACGGGCAAATTCAGAGTTTACTTCATGATCGTTGCCATAAATGCCGTTACACCCGGTTGGGGATTTGATGAAAAGCGAACCAGCCCGGTAGGCGCGTTCGATTGCCTCCCAGTCGGGTTGCTTGGTTGTCTTAAATTGTCTCAGGTAAGCCTAAAGGCGGGATTGAAATAGTGGCGCGTTGCCGGTATTGGTGAGGATCAATCCGTCAGCAAGGAAAGCAACATGGGCTTAGCTACTGCAGATATTGAGGTCTATTCAGATCATGAAACCGTTCGATTGATCGGTATTCCATTCACCTTTAACCCAGGCGATCGGACCATTTACACCAGCGCAGATAATTCGAGCGCCGTGGTGCTTCGCGCAGGCTGGCTTGGCCTGAAGACCGAACCATTCAAGGGCTGGCAATCGGCGCACATTCTTTCGGTAACCGGCAGCAACGGGGATGATCGCGTGTTCGAAGTGAAGCGCAACTTCAACAATCCAGTGCAAGAGGGCGACTGGCTGTGGTTCCC